AACGCCTGCTGCACCGCCGCCGCGATCTTGCGCGGGTTCCACCCCAGCGTCACGCCCTGGATGATCGCCTGCATCACCGCCTCCGCCGTATTCGGCGCCAGCAACACCAGCCGCTTATACAGTGGGCCGCCCGGCTCCAGGAACCCCAGCAGCGTCTTGATCGCCTCGACCGGCAGCCGGTTGAACCCTACCGCCAGGCTCGTATCGCCCTTCAACAAGGCACTGATCATCCTGCCCATGCTCTCGCTGCCCAGCGTGATCCCCAGTTCCGATGCGATCTCGATCTCGTTCGCCGTCAGCGCCTGGAAGCCCGCCAGCTCCTGCATCAGCTGTCCCATCAGCGTTTTATACCGCTCCAGCCGGGTCAGTTGCCCCATGCTCAACTTCCCGCCCGCAGCCGCTGCCTGCATCAGTAACGCCTCGATCTGCGCCGATAGCCGCACGTACGCCCGCTGGTACGCATCGATCAGACGTCCCGCCGCAGCCATCTCCCCCCTGGCCAATTGCGCCTGGTACTGCTGCGCCACCTGGATCACCGGTGATAGGACTTCAGGCACTATCTACTCCTCCCGATCCCACCCGCCGGTAATTCTTCCCTGCCTGTAGCCGGGATCGTCCCTGTAGCCGGGATCGGTGATCCCGGTTGGCTGTTGGCTGTAGGCTCTCCCTGCCCGAACGCCTTCAAAATCATGCTCCCCACCGTCCCCTCGCTCGCCTTCTCCTCCTCCATCAACTCTTGCTCCTTCTCCCAATCGTACCCGCGCCGCTTGCTGATCGTCTGCTTGCTCACCAGTTGGTTATCCAATTCGAACCCGTCGCTCTGCGCCGCCCCCGTCTCGTCCACCGGCAGTGGGTCTCCCCACGTCACCAGCCCCGGCTTCCCCTCCATCCCTTCCAGCTTCATCATCCGCTGCTCCAGCTCCAGCAACGCTTCGCCGAATAGTTCCCGTTTCGTATCCAGCTTGTCCAGCACATCGATATACAGCACCCGCAACCCAAAATTGGTCAGCGCCCCCACCCGGTCCTTGATGCTGCTGATATCCACCGTCCGGCTGATATCAAATAATGCCTGCCTCAGATCCGCATAGAACGCCCGGCTGCTCGCCAGGTCGCTCTGCATCTCCAGGTTGCTCACATTCGAGTTATCTCCCGGCAGCCACACTACCTTATCCGGCCCCCAGTCGATATCCTTCGTCGCCCCCACCCCGCGCCCCCACGTCTTCGGGTGCGCGTGGTAGCGAATGATCCGGCTGATATTGCTGGCCAGGAAGTTCACCCGGTCCTGCAGCTCGATGATGTCCTCCACATCGCTCTGCCCGTAGCAATCCCCCGCCTGTGGCAAATTCTGCCAGTGCACGATCGGCGGGAACTCGTACTCCCACGCCTGCGAGCTGGTCAGCGTCCACTTCCCGCTCGTCGCCTGGTCCGCCCGCCACTCCTCGATCACCCATCCGCTCGCCTCCTCCTCCGCCCCCACCCGCCTGATCACCTCTTTGCGTGCGATCTCATCCTTTCCCTCCACCACGTTATACCGCATCACATACGCCCTCACCGTGTCCACGTCCTCCGGCTCGGTCTCGATCTCCATCCAGCGCGGGTCCAGCGCCACCACCCGCGTCATCAGCTTATCTTCCGTCTGCTTGCTCTCTACCCCCTCCGGCACCATCTTCAAATAACCCGTCCCGAACACCGACGCATTCTGGCACGCCTTGTGCAGCAGGATCCGCTTCCGGTTCGCCTCCCACACCTCATCCAGGAACGCCTGCGTCGCAGCCACCGGCGCCTCGAACTTGACGCCCTTCAGCATCATGCTGATCCCGCGCTCCACCGCCAGCCCGACGAAATTCATCGCCAGGTTATCATCCGCCTGGTTCGGCTTCACCTTCAGCTGCCGCTTGTGCATCCCCTGGTAATAATCGTCCAGCCGCTGGTACTGCGTCAGCCGCGCAATCCTGACCGTATCCGTCAGCTCATCCAGCCTTAGAAAGTTCCTTAGCAGATCTCGTGCTCCATCAATAAGGCTCATAATTCCTCTTACTCGCACTTATCTTCTCAATATTTTCTCTGTGAACTCTGTGTCTCTGTGGTGAGCATTTATCCATCATACGGGCTCTCCGTCATCGTCACCTGCGGCATCGCCATCTTCGAGTACCCCACGCTCGCCATATCCACCTGGTCGTCGAACTTCCCCTTCGGGAACGCCACGTGCTCCTCGATGAACGGCTCGTTCCACGCCCCCCGCACCAGCCGCACCTGCCCCCCCTGCAGCGCGCTGGACCACGGCCCCGCCCGCACTTCCTTATCGCCCGTCACCGTCTCGAACCGGATCAGCCCGAACCCCGCCTTCACCAGCATCCGGTTGGTCGCCTGTGCGCTGTCCAGCCCCGCGCTCCCCGGATCCTGCTGGTGCCAGATGCAGTCGATCAGCCTGCCCGTCGCCTGGTCCGCCTTCATCTCCGACTTCATCAGCTCGTCCCGCTCGCCCGGCGTGCATTGCTTTCTCGCCACCTTCTCCACGTACACCAACTCATCCTTCGTCAGCGTCAGCACCCCGCCGCAGGCATAGTTCGTCCCTTTGGTCACCGTCTGGCTGCCCGCCTTATCCCAGAACCACATCCGGCTGACGATCTCCTCCATCTTTGGCGGCGCATCCACGATCGTAAACCACTCCCGCCTGAAGAAATTCCCCATCCGGTTGTATGGGCTTTGCTGGTACAGCGCCTCGAAGTCATACTCGAAGATATTCGCCCGGATCCGCTCCAGGTCTTCCTCGTTATACTTCTCCGGCCACAGCGCCTCCCCCGCCTCTCTTCCCAGCGGGTCGCTCTCATTCACCCACACCCCTTCCAGCATCCTCCCCCTCTGGTACTCCTCAAAACTCTTCTCTTCTCTCTCTTTGTTCTCCCCTAAAAGAATCTCTGTGCTCTCTGTGTCTCTGTGGTTTGCACTTGCACTTTCCGCCACTGCCGGTAAACACACCACCGTCCACCGGTCCGCCTTCGCATCCGTTGCCATCGCCTTCAGCAGCCTGCCCGCCCAATCATCCGCATGCCAGCGGGTCAGCATCCCCACCACTGCCGCCCCATCTTCCAAACGGGTATAAGCCGTGCTGGTCCACCACTCCCAGATCTTCTCCCGGTTCGCCTCGCTCTCCGCTTCCTCCCGGTTCTTCACCGGATCATCCACGATCATCAAATGCGCGCCTGTACCGGTAATACCCCCACCCACGCCAGCCGCCATCAGCCCGCCCCGCTGTGGCGCCTTCAGATCCCAGCTCACCACGCTCCGGCTGTCCTCCGAGAGCACCACCGGCAACTCTCCCCCCAAAGAAAACTCTGTGCTCTCTGTGTCTCTGTGGTTTGCTCTTGTCGCTAAATCCCCGAACACCGCCCGGTACTGATCGCTCAGCACCACATCCCGCGCCGCCCGGCTGAACTTCGTCGCCAGGTCCGCCCCATAGCTCGCCAGGATGATCCGTGTATCCGGCAGCCTGCCCAGCACCCAGGCCGGGAAATGCCTGCTGACCTGCTCGCTCTTCCCGTGCCGTGGCGGCTCCAATATCAATAGCCTGCCGATCCCTTCCTTGCCCTTCGTCCGGATATATAGCTCCACCTGCTCCAGGTACTCCCCCACCAGCCGGTGGTGCCTGGCCGGACGGTAATACGGCGCGATATAGCACTCGAAATCCACCAGGTGCCGCCGCGCCAGCTCCCGCCGCGCCAGCTCCAGCTTGGCCTCCTTCGGTCTCACCATCACCGCACTACTCGCCAGCATCTCCATCCTCAATCTGGCTATCGCTCTCCATTCGTTTATTCGTTTCAGATTTCGTGGACGGTTGGCCCAGCCACCCCCTCAGCTCCTCGTCGCTCATCTCTTCCAGCCCATCCCCTTGTGCAGACTTCCCCAGTTCCAGCTTGCTCTTCGGCGTATAATCGCCCACCATCTCCAGGTATAGCTTCCGATCATTGAACGCCTTATAATCCGGGTCCTTCGCCATCTTCACCAGCGCCTCGATCACATCCCGCCGGTGCTCCCATAATGGCGCTGACTGCATCATTGAGATCGTCGTATTGATGCTGGCGTACTTCTGCCGCCAGGTGTACACCACCCGCGGCGTCGTCAGCCCCAGCACCTCCGTCGCCAGCTCTGCCAGCGTCGCTGGCCAGCGACTGTTCCTCGGGCTGCTCGCCCAGGCAATGTAGCATGCCACCCGCCACGGCCAACCCTGCTCCCGCAGCATCAGAAAATCCTTGAACCACTCCGGCTGCGCTGGCTCGGATCGTTGAATGAACTTCCCCCGCGCCGTCTCGCTGATCAGCCGCGCCTCCTCCGGCGAGATCATTCGCTCCCGCGCATCCTCCTCCGTCTCATCCAGCTCCGGCAGGTCGAACTTCAGCTGCAATTCATTCCACTTTATAATCGCCATATTATTACCTGTCGTAGAGACGTAGCACTGCTACGTCTCTCGCATTGCAACGTCTCTCACTCACATACCACCGGCCACACATCCTCCCCGCCTGCCGCGGAGCCAGTACCGCGGCAGGTTTCACCAAGGAGGAAGAACCGAAGATGTCAATCATCCTCTACCATCTCGCCTTACAATCCTGCGCTCCAATATCGCTCCCAGCGCACGCGCACCTGATACCACCACGCGAATAGCGCCATAAGCAACAAGAGCGGCACAAACAACCAGCCAAAACGCTGAGAGTATAGACATTCGCCCTTCACCCCACCCATCGGTATCTTTTCCCACCCGGCTGGGCCACCTTCCTGTATTTCACACCCTCCGGCTGGTCCACGTCGGCAGTCCACTTCTGGCCTACCGTGTCGGTAAGTTCGCCAAGTTTTATTGTCATCACATCATTGGATGGCGGCGGAGGCGGTGGGGGTGGCGGTTCGCCTGTCACGTCCACAGTAATGGTTTTGAGGACCGTGTAAGGCTTCAAGTTGTCAAACACCCATCGTTTATTCCCTGGGGTCATAGGTTCAGTGGTTGGATTGAATGACGTTGTCGCGCCAGGTTCCAAGTCAACGATTGGGCCGCGAAAGCCGTCAGGGTTTACATCGCCATAATGTTCTTCGATCCCCAACTGGATACCAACTAGCTTACCCGCGCCCGTATTCTCAACCTCGAACATGAACTGAACTCTGTCGCCCACCACAGGCGCGGGAGGTGTGATGGTGGCAGTCTTCAATTCCAGCTTTCCTACTGGGCCTGTTACTCTGTCGGTGCAGATCATGATCTCAGCGGGCATCCCAGCCGCTTTCAACAAGCGCTCGAATGCCTCATAGCTCATCCGGCAGGGCGGAAAGTCAACGCCCCAGGTATTCGGTAGCAGGAACGAGCCTTTGCTGGACGAATTTATCTTGATGCTATCGAAACAATCCAGGACAACCATCATGTGTCCACCTAGTGCACTGCCCCATGAACCCTCTTGCCAATATACCCAATAGTTATCGCCAATTTTCTTTGGGCTTAGAAAACCCTGGTAGATCAGGATACCGATCAGCGGATAAACCCTGCCACTATCTACCGCGGAGCGAATACTGTTAACTCCTGCGCCCCACAGGTACGAGGCTGCACCATTCATCGGATTGTTAGCCTGGGGGACGCCGTTGATGATCTCAGACGCACCCCAGTTGGTGTACACAGAACCGACCGCAGGCATCGTTGCGCCCTGGCTGGCATCGCATCTTGGGTCGCCCATCTTGGCGCGCACCTTGCAGTAGAACGTGTTCGCATCGAAGCGCCTGCCCTTACCGCCTGTGGGCGTCCCATCTCTCAGCATGTGGAAGCCAGTACAGGCTTGCATGGTGCTGAACGCGGCGCACTTTCCGCCGTTTTGCTCGTATGCCGAGACAGTGGTAAGCGTGTCTACCATCTTGGGCCAGGGTAATTTCTTATCGACCGTATATGGAACGCTCAAGCCCAGGTCATCGAAACTGTAGTATGTCTGCTGGATGTCTCTTTGATACCTGGGGGTTGGAATGTATCCTCTGTAAAACTCCGGGTCTATTTTCCCGTTGAAGTCCACATCCCCTTTATCGTATTTTTCCTTGATGTTTAGATTGTCTAAACGGTCTTCTTCGCGTCTATCTTCTGCCATCTAGCACCTCACTTTTAGCGTTCCACAAATCGTCTGTTGCTTCTCCACGATATACCCGGTGTACTGGTACTCTTCCCCAACTGGCGTAGGCGGGACAATTGGAAAAGTATTCCCGCTCTGATCGTGATCCAGCCCACCGGGGAAACCATGCGGTACGCCGCTGTCCACGCAGTATTGCCAGATCATCCACTTATCGGCGGGCTTCCAGATAGTAGGCAAGCTGGGACGGGTCAATGTCTGTCCCTTGGCAGGCCAATGCGCCACCCACAAGTGCAGGCGTGCCATCACTGGCTTTGTGAATACAACGTTTCCGCTGCCGATATTGGTGTAGACGCCGCTCTCCGCCCAGCCCTGCTGCCCGGCCAGCTTACGGGCAATCACATCCACGATAGCCTGGGTGGTGATCTCCAGGCCATATAGACCCGGAGCCATGCGCATCAGCATAGGCGGCTTCTCGTAGCGGTACTCCAGAACTGGCAGAGCGTCGCGCCCGCTCGCATACTCCACGGGAACGCCATAGGAACAGGCGTATTTTCGAGCCGAAGATGGCGCCCGCGTATAGAACTCAACATCCTGGAACAGCGGGAAGTCCAGCTTCAAGCCTTGAGTTGCGTTTAGGAATGTGCTCGCCTGCGCCAGGGCGTTGAACGTGGTGGTGAACCAGTACGCCCCGATCTTCCACGGGTGCGGGCTGGCTCTGAACGCTTCGTAGTTAAACAGGAAACGGCGGTCAACCCAATCATCCTGCCCCGCTTTCAGGATCACATAACGCAAGCCGCTCTCCCACATCTTCTCGATGTTGAAGTCCGGGCCTGCGCTCCCTTGCCAAGCAGAAATATCGCAACCGTAAACGATATCGCTCATTGAGTTAGCTCGTTTTTCTTCGCATGGTTATCATCGGGTCGCCAGCACGGTACAATGCCAGCTTCCTCGATCTGCCGAATAAGCTTCCTGATGCCGGTCAATAACTCATCGTATAGAACTTCCAAGTTGCGCCTCTTTTCGCGCTCCTCTTCCAGGTCGATAGATATCTTCTTTGCGATGTCCTGCAACTGTGCCGCTAAATCGCTGCGATCTTTGCGGTACTGGTAGCGGATCGAGAGATACCCCAAACCGCTGGCTACACTGGCGACTAGTAGCGATATAACCCAGTCAGGCATTTTATATATCCCCAAGTATTTTTCCGTTTATCATCGTCACGGCTTTGATGGTTATCGTAAGTGCGGCCTGGATATGGATCGACACCGACCACAGGTTAATATTTGCAGGCGTGAGCGCTATCCCGAATAGGGATGAGTAGTCCATGACGCGCACGAAGTAGAATAATCCGAGATGTCCAAGATAGAGAACCGCGGGAACTACATACCAGAAACGCTTGCGATGTCGCAAGGCTGCTTGGATGACGGCTGCCAATCCAATGATGGCAACTGTCAACGCTAGCAGCCTGAGCTGCTCCATAGCTTCCACGGGTTAGGACTTAGTTGTTCGAGCCGCAACGAACTTGTAGAAGCCGGATGCCGCCAATCCAAACGCCAGACCAATCACGCCCACACTAAACCAGCCAGCGAAATCAACAGGCACAGCCTGGGATAGTTGGTACGGAACAGACAGCACCAGACCCAGAGCGCCGGATAGAATAGTCACCTTCTTGCCTTCAAGCGAAAATACGTCTTTGAGAAATTCGACCAGCCCAAAGACAAGCGCCATCAGCGGCACACCTGCGACGATCAAAGTAGTCGGATCAAACATTTCTCATTCTCCTCATATTCTGTAGGGGCGATCGGTGATCGCCCTTCACCTTAAACGGCGAGCGCCTGATGTCATCTTCGACACCAGGCGCTCATCTCTGAAATAGCCCAAAAACCTCTCGGGCTTGCATCTTTTGGAAGGACCACCTTCCAATATTCAGTTTATGAATTATAGAATATTTTCCTCCAAAAGTCAACTCTCACTCATTTATTCATGCGAGCGGAGCGGAGCAATCTCACCCT